GCCGCTGCAATTCCAGTAGTACCAGCTGCTAGAGCTAGCATAAGGTCATTTTGAGCAAATGCTCCTGCACAGGCTGCTACTTCATATTCAGTAGCTGCGTTATTATCTGCTGACTGTCCAATTTTGCCTAGGGGTTTTAATCCGAAAGCTGCGTCTTGGTTTGCCATATTATTTTCTCCTTTAGTGACCTGTCCTTACGGACTTCCAGTCACAATTAATTTAATTCGTTGGCAAAAATTACTAAAAAATTATTAGTCTTTTTTTGTACCACCGAAGGTTACACGGGTCTGTCTATCAATATCGATAGGCATTCCTGGGTGCTGTTCCTTCATAAGGTCGTCATTGATCGCGTCGTCTTTTTGTTGTGTAAGGTTATCAAAATACTCCTTACGCGATTTAACTAACTCTAAAGATATCCTAGCCAGCAATAGTCCGCCAACTCCGATCACTCCCTTGTACTTACCTGTATCAATCGCTGGATAATCTGTGTCAGGATATTCATCAGCTCTCACTAATTCGTAACCTGATCTCAGCTTACCGGCCATGTTTTTTGTATCGTCAAAACCCATTGACTCGGCTCTTATCCACCTGTGATGATATCCATCTGGTGCAGGGGGTGCATCTAAAGATGATGGTGGAGTCCAAACTTGTTTTCTTACTTCTTTAACTCTAGTTTGACTCGCACGGGAAGCTTTTATTGTATCTTTTTGCATATGCTTATATCTCCTTCGTGATTATTTTTAATTGTTTTGCATAATCTTCTAATGGCACTCCTAATTTTTTAGCAATTGCTACCTGCGATGAAGTGAGTCTCACAGTTTGGCGACCAGGTTTAACACTTCGCGTTGCTGACGCTACTGTTTGTGTAGGTTTGGTCGTTCCTTCCGATAGTTCTTTTCTATCAAATTTATGCGGGAAGTCAAGTCTCATTCGCTTGTCTATCTCAGAATAATATTCGTTAGAATGTGGGTCGAAGCCTTCTTGTTTAGTTAACTTCTCATGTAAGTCAAATGCTGTGTAAGTCATAGCATTATCTTTACCAAACCATTCATTTCTATCAGCCCATTCTTCTGCTTTTGGATCAGTAGGTGGTGCTTGAATTGCTTGGTTTAAAGATGGAGTTTTTACTTCCGTTTCCTTAGTCTCAGAAAGTTTATTTTTAAGAGTATTAACTCTTACTTCTTCCATTCCAAGTCTACCAATTTCTTTTTGTGCATCAACTTCAGCATCTATATCACCTGCTTCTCTAGCTCTCATAAGCTTAGATTTAGCAGCTGCTAGACCTGAAATAACTCTATTCTCAACCGCATTTACATAACTCGGCTCTAATTTAGAAACTTTTGTTTTCAATTGAGAAAGTTCTACTTGACCACCTCTAGCATATTCTAAAGCAGCTTCTTTTTGTCTTTCTGCTTCACGCCATTTTTTAGTTAGCTTTGCAATTCTTTTTTGAACGCCTTCGCTGTATTGTTCTAATTCTTCTTTTGGTTCTTCTTTTTTAGTTTCTTCTTTTACTTCTTCTGTTTTAGGTTCTTCAACCTTAGATTCTACTTTTGCTTCGTCAAGTTTTTCTTCACGTTCATTTTCATAAGTTTTATCTTGTTCGTTAGTAGTTTCTTCTTTTACTTCTTTTACTTTTTCTTCCTCTAATTCAACCTCTGCACCGGGACCCGATGTATCGATATCAACTAGATCTTGTTTGTCATCTTCTGGCATAGTTATCTCCTTCTATGTTATACATTATGCAACACTGATTCAGGATCTTTTATAGTTCCTAAAACTTCGTCGTCGTTTAATAAACGGACTTCTCCGCCGTCAATTGGTAATCTTGATCCTGCATATTTTGCAAAAATCACCCAATCTCCTTTTTTACACCAAGAGCCTGTAGGAAATTTTTCCTTATCATAATAAGCTAATGGTCCAACCTTTAAAACATAACCGCAATTAGTTGCGATACGTAATTTCTCCAATGATTCTTGTGCAATAATAATTCCACCTTTAGTTTTCTCTTTTGGTGTAAAAGGTAAAACTAAAAGTCGCCAGCCGCTAGGTTCGGGTAGCTGGTCTTTTACATTTTGTATGTTATCTGGATTCAAAGGTTCTTTTTCCTCTGATTTATACTTATCGGTTAAAGCATTCTTAAGTTTTGGAATTTCCTTTTCCGATATCGACAACGTTTCCTTGCTCATCTTTTTGCTCCTTTTTTTCTAGCAGGTTAGAGATTTCCTGTAGTAAATATTGATATGTTCTTGCCTGTCCTAACATATACTGATATTTTTCCATATTGTCAACACCACCACTTATCATGGCATCTCCAACTCTCTGTAAACTGTCTCGCATTATTTTTTGTATCTTTGATACAATTACTAACGGATCCACTTATATCATTCCTTTATAATATTTCTTGTTGTGTGGATTTGATAAATTAACTCCACCATACTCACCTCTAATGCTTGGTCCAATATATCCACCTTCATTAGCTTTTACTCTTCCACCTTTTGTATACTCTTTCTCCCATCGCTTTGCGATTTCCGGGTGGTTAGCATGCATATATCGTCTTTGCTTTTCTGATTTAAACATTATTTTTTCCCTCCACGAAATATTTGTGTTCCCTTTATACCAAATATACTCGCGCATACAAGTATCCAGAGATGTGTGAACCATGACGGCAGCGCCGCAAAATGCTCAAAGAACATTTTTATTTTCTCCATCGCGGCCGGATCATCCGACCAAACTCCCCAGGCCAAAATTATTATGGGCAATGTGAGAATGCAAAGGACAATTTCGTCCTTGTAGTCGTTTTGCCGGGCCTCTAAAAGTTTTCCCTGGTAAGTTTCCTCGCCGCTGGCCATCTTTCGCGCATGCATGTGTTGTGCATCCGCCATAGCCATCTTTGTCTCTTGACGCTTTTTGTAAATGTGAGTTCCAGCGTTAAGAGCTAATTTTATAGCACCAAACCACATACTAAACCCAGGTTACGTCTTTTTGTCGTCTAGCAGCGCCTGAGCCAGAAACAGGTTGTTTGTTTCCAACTGCTAATCTAGATTTTCCTCTAATGCTAGTTTCTGATCTAGGATCAGTTATAACTTTAGATGCTTCCATCTTAACAGGCTTACTTTTTTTATAATTCCACGCCATTATGTGCTCCTTTTTTATTTATTATAGCTCTTTTTTTAGTGTTTGTCACTATCTAGAGCTACCATTTGTTTTAGGTTTCATTTTTGCAAGTGTCAATCTGTTTTCATTTGCCATTTCTTGCTTCTCAATTGAAGTATCAGCTCTTAATTCTGCTAATTCTTCATTCTGTTCAAGTTTATCTTCAGTAATATCTCTATTCTGAACTATTTTAGCTTGATCAATTTCTAATTTTTTATTCATTTCTTGTTGCTTACGTTCATTTTCCATTGCTCTTAAATCAACTTCTCTAGATTTAAGTTTTAAAAGTGGATCATGATCGAATTGTGAAGTAATTTTCTTTTCTTCCTTCATAAAGTCTTCAGTCATTTCTGCAATCAACACTGCTTTTCTTGCTTCAATGTTTTGTGTCATCTCTTGCACCTGTTGTTGTGCTTGTGGATTCTGTGCAGCTTGTTGTGAAAGCATTTGTATCTGTTGAAGTTGTTCTCTGAACTCTAATTGTACTTGTTCTTGAGCCATTAAACTAATGTGCTCTAATATATTTTTCTGTAATGATGCCATAACCGCTGGATTATTTCTAACCATGTTAGTTGACATAAAATTTAAGTGCGCTGTAACGTGTGCTCTATGGTCTTGACCAGGAAATGCTTGAAAAGGTTTTCCTCCTAATGCATCGATGTGTTCTAAAGACGGATCTTTAGGTGCATTCGGTGGCGGTGGTGGTAAAATTCTATCAATATCTTTTATTCCTAACGCTTCGTACATTTTTCTAAATGCCACATACAAATTGTGCATTTGTGGATTAGACATCGCTAATTGTAATCCAGTTTGTGCTAATGTTAATCTTTGTGACATTGAGAAAATGTTTGGATCCGCTACTGGAAGGACATCTACTTTTTCATCAAAATCAGCGACTTTAATATTTCTTTGTCCACCCACAACATCGTATGGATATTCAGGTGGTAGATACTGAGCAAATACTTTTGCTAGTAATTTAAATTCTTGTTTTAGAGCTACATACAATCGTTTATGGATTGCTGACATTACTCTTGAACCCCGTTCTAAAAGAGCCACGGTCGTCCCAACGGCTGCGCCTTGGTTCCCGTCCCCGACCTGCATGTCAGCAATGGACGCGAATCTCTGTCCTGCTTGAACTACAATTCCCATCAACTGCAATAATGTAGCTGAAGGTTCCTTGTATGGTAAAAATACAAATGCATCTTTTAGATTACCACCAGGCGTATCCACATCTTTGAATTCTCCTGGTTGTATCGGTTTAGCGTCATCTTTAACTCTGACACCTCTCTGTTTAAATCCGGCTGGTAAATTAGATAAAGTTCCCGCGTCTAATAATTGACGGAGAGCAGACGTTGCTGTTCTACTCAAACCGCCAATCATATGAATGAGTCCAAATCCATAAAATCCTAGTCCTGGCAGAAACTTGAAGTGGACGAAATATTGGACTTTATTTTTTAGTGGATCATTGGGCGCAAAGTTTCGTCTGATTGACAAAACTTTTTGACTACCTTCTTCGACTGTAACGACGTAAGGTAATTTTATTCCTGTTGGTTCACCGTCTTGACCAACATCTTCGAAACCTTCTAAATCTAGATTCACGTGACACTCTAATAAAGTATACACGCTTTCTGTTCTTGTAGATTTAGAGGTTCCTTCTAATTCTCTTTTCTTATCAACAACCTTATCTGCATCTACAGAAACAGGTTTAACTAATTCAATATCAGAATAGAAACCAGCAACCTGCTGTTTTCTTAAATCATTCTCTGATATTTTTACAACATGGACCACCGCTTCCGCATCGTCTAATGAGGTAGCCGTATACGGAACTACGAGGTCGTCTGCTGGGATGAACTTTGAAACTGCTCGTCCTAATAAATCATCATAATAAACTTTTTTAAAAGTAGAACCACTTAGTGGTAGATGAAATAGCATCTGATCAAATTCAGGTTCATATTCCTTCATCTGATCTAGAATTTGATAATTCATAAAATCTTTAACTCTTTGTGATTGAGCTTCTTTTGCAGGATTGGATAAACCCATAACTTGAGTTCTAACGGGGCCATCTGCAGGGAGTAATTCTTTATAAGCAAGTGCTTGAAACTGTGTTACAGCTTCAGCTAGAACGGGATGCGTTGCGCCACTTGCTCCTTGGAAAGGTTCATTACGATTATCGTATTTAAATCCTAAAAGATCTAAACCATTAACGTACGAACTTTCCCAATCTTTTCTAGACATTTTATAATCTG